CCACATAGAAAAAAAATGGAAAGAAGATAACATATATGCTACCGCCCCTTCAACATAAACATCTATTAGTAAGAGCAGAAGTTACCAAACCAGCATTTCAATTTTTTGATATTGATAATGCTATGCTTAATTTGGTTAAAAAAATAGACATGAAAATATTGTCCGGTCCACATTCTATTTGGTGCGGTGTGCAAGGTAATGTAGGTTGGAGTTCTGCATGCATAATAGAAACATCATCTATTACATTCCATTCTTGGATGGAATCACATTACCCAGTAATACAATTAGATGTTTACTCTTGTAAAGATTTTGAAGTAGAAACAGTATTAAAATGGTTAGACCAGTTTGAACCTAAACAAATAGACTATAAATTTTTAGATAGAGAACATAATTTTAAAACAATTAAATCAGCAGAAAAGGTAATGATATGAACGGTGATATTGAACACACTAACCTAGAGGCACATGTAGCAATTTGCAAAGCCAGATTCCAAACCATTAATGAACGATTAGATCGAATTGAAGAAAAATTAAAAGAAATATCTGCATGTATGGCCAAAGCCAATGGCAGCACAATGAAAACAGTAATATATTCTGCAGGGACTATAATTGCCGGTTTACTTTCTACCATTGTAGTCCTTTTAATTAAGATGTAATGTATTATGCCGTACAAAGGTAAATTATATAGACCGGCAGCAGAAACATCCATACACCTTGCATTTAAAAATGCTCTTAAAGACTATTTTGTTTTGCATGAAAAATTAATGGTAAATCAAAGTGCTAGTAAAGCCAAACAACTCCGTAAAATCTTAATAAGAATTCAAAGTTTAGCACAAAAGCGCAAAAGCGAATTGTTAGATCTTTATAGCAATTTTAGAAATGTTAAAGTTATTAAAAAATGTTATAGTAACTATAACGAATTAAACAATTAATCTTAAAGCACTCAAAATATATAAATAAAGTTATCCAAAACAAAAAGGAGGACTTCAGATGGAAGACAAAAACATCGCAGTCCAAACCGAAGCAGGTACTGATACTGAAACGGTGGACTCTAAAAAGACTGTTGGTAATACACAGAAAAATCAGGGCGAGGAATCAACTTCGAAAACATTTACATTGAAAGAATTCAATGATGCAATGGCTGCTGTTAGAAAAAAAACAGAAGAAAATGTATTAAAAAAATTCTCTGATGTGGATGTAGAACAATATCGTACTTTAGTTCAAAAAGAAGAACAAAGACTGCTTGATGAACAAAAGAAACGAGGTGAGTTTGAAAAAATCTTAAAGGAAACTGCTGAAAAGAAAGACCAAGAGATTAACAAACTACGTGAAAGTTTAAATTCAGTTAAAATTGATGGTGCATTATTAAATGCAGCTTCAAAATATAAAGCAGTAAACCCAAACCAAGTGTCAAAACTTGTAAGGGAAAATGTAAGGCTGAATGCAAACGGTGACGTTGAAGTGTGGGGTGAAAACAATGCTCCTAGATATACTGAGTCCGGTGAATTAATGACAGTTGATCAGTTTGTAGGTGAGTTTCTACAAAGTAATCCTCATTTCGTTAATGCTGGCCCGTCAGGATCGGGTGCAAAGTCTAATACCAACACAGAAGGACCAAAAGCTATTGATTTCTCAAAACTGGATATGAATAATCCAGAACATAGAAGAATATTTAAAGTTTCGCAGAACACATCTGCAAAACCTAAAATGTTCTAAAACATAAAAAAGGAGAAATAGCAAATGGCTATTAATACAACATCGACGCATAGTGCGTTGTTATCCAATATACTACAAACTGCCGTATTCACTGCTTCTGAGCGGTCAATTGCAGGCAATCTTGTAAAAGTATATGACATGTCAGGAACTCCAGGCTTAACTGCACAGATTCCTGTATATCCAGAAGTTACTGCAACAGGTTTAACTGAAGGCAGTGACTTAACTACACAAACTAGTGTAAACCCAGCAACAGTTAATGTAACTGCAGCTGAAATTGGTGTAAGAGCAGACATCACAGATCTTTTAAGAGAAGCATCTGCAGATGATGTTGCTGCATCAGTAGGAACTATACTAGGTAATGCAATCGGAGAAAAAGTAGATGCAGACGTATTTGCTCAATTCGATTCATTAACAACTAACGTGATCAATTCGTCTGGTACAGACTTATCACCAAATGATATCTTAAAAGCACTTTACTTGCTTAGAGGACAAAACGCTCCAGCAGATGCTGACGGCGATTATTTTGGTGTATTCTCTCCAGCACAATTACACAATGTTGCTAAAGTATTAACTCAAGCAGGATTTGTTGGTTCGCAAGCACCGGCAGTTTCTAATTTAGGAAATGCTTTATTATCTAGTTCTGCATACGTAGGTAAAATTTACAACTGTAAAATATTCATGACTACAGCTGTAACAGTTGACTCTGCAAACGATTCAGTTGGAGGCGTATTCTCGCCAATGGCTTTCGCGCACGTGATCAAACGACCGATCGTTATAAAAGAACAGTACGATGCATCATTAAGAAGTACCGAGTATGTTGCTACGACAGCTAGAGGTAACCAAATCCTTAAAGACGCATATGCGGTTAAAGTTAAATCAGAGGCAGTTGTAGACTAATTTAGTTTATAGCTAACCACATGGGTAAAGGGGCTTTTAGCCCCTTTATCTTTTATAAATAATAGTATCAGAAGGACTGATACATCACATCAAACGGAGGACTTTGTGTGGCTAACTTTAGTACAGATTCGGATTTATTAGAATACGAACCAGAAATAAAAAACTACGGCATTCAAGACTTTACAGACTTGCATGCAAAATCTAAACAAGATATCTTACGACATTTACGTATAAATTGGTGGCCTAGATCATCATATTATCGTTATGACATAACGGCAATTACATATACAGAAATGGATGATAATTTATTAACAGATTCGCAATTTACAAGAGCGTCTGTTTATCATGTGTTAGGATATTATATCTACCCACGTCTTTCTACCTTTTCCCCAGAAGGTGATGTATTCAGAGAAAAAATGCAATACTACAGACAAGAGTATGCAAATGAAATTGATGCAATTTTAAAAGATGGAGTAGAATACGATTATGATTCAAGTGGCACTATTACAGATAGTGAAAAAAGACCCACACATCTTAATCGTCTTGTTAGATAATGAGTGCAAGAGAATCAATAGTAGAAGATATTAGAAAACAACTGGTAAACATGACAGACCCAGCACCGGGACATGTTAACAGAGAATTTTTTGATTTTGAAAAACTAGCAATAACACAATATCCTGCAATCTTAATTGTAAGCGGTAATGAAGATAGATCTGATGTTACCATGACCGAAAGACAGGGTATATTACAGGTTGAATTGCGTTGTTTCGTTAGAGGGAACAATTTAGATACTGCTCGTAATGAACTAATAGAACAAATAGAACAAACTTTAGAAGTATCGCGTGATAGAAACCTTACTACACTTAATACAGCAACACACTATGTTCAAACTAGAATTACCAATATAGAAGTTATTGAACGAAATCCGCCAATTGGACAAGTTAATATAATTGTAGAAGTTGAATATGTTTATAGAAAAGGAAACGTATAATGAGAGAAATGTACGATACAAATGGAAATTCTCAATTTGTGCATTTTAATGAAGTGCAAAACAAATTGAAATCGGGTTGGTCATTTACAAAACCCGCTGTTGTTAAAACAGGAAAAATGACCGTTAACATGAACCGACCAAAAGCGACAATGCGTATAACCAAAGCAGAAGCGGAGGTCATAAAACCTAATAACGAGGAGGACAACTAATGGCAAATAATAATACTGCATATGCAGGAACGTCAGGTGTGGCTAAATTCGATGTTGGTGGCTCCGCTACTACAATCGCGAGTGTCATATCTTTCAATTTGACAAATACAGGTGATGTTATTGAAACCACAGCAATGGGAAATACTGCAAGAACTTATGTTCCAGGATTAACCACAGCAACAGTTTCAATGGATCTATACTTTGTGGACGGTGATGCAGCACAAGCAGCATTACAAACTGGACCGGGTGCCGCTGCGGCTACAATTGAATTGTATCCGTCAGGTGCATCTATTGGACAAAAATTAAGTGGCGAGATGATCGTTACTTCTTTTGAAGTTGCAGCAGCTAATGATGGTGCTGTAACTGCTACAGTAGCAGGTCAAATCACAGGTGCTATAAACGTAGCGAATCTATAATATCATGAAAACAACTTTTTCTGCTAAATCTTTTATTGATGGAATTAATAAAACAATAAATTTTGTAATGAAAGAGTTATCAAACACGGTATTTGAAGATATAAAACGTAGATCGCCGGTTGGAAAAACTGGTAGATTTAAAAATAGCTGGACCAAGCGCGGGAGTGGAAAAAAATATACAATAACTAATCCGCAACCGTACGGTCCAGCTTTAGAAGCAGGTCGTTCTAGACAAGCACCAAAAGGTGTTGTTGGCCCGGCCATAAAATCAATAACAACAATAAGGAGATAGAAAATGAGTATAACAGATAAAATTGCAAAACACTACCAAACTAGTATTAGTGGTGCAATGCAAAAATTACATGTAGATGAATGGGACGTAGATATCTATTATAGAACTACATACCCACTAAATGTAGAAAGTAAAATAATTGAGTTGCAAAGCCAAAACAAAACTGTTGAGGCGTTGATTGAATCTATTATATTAAAAGCAAAAGATGCTGAAGGAAATAGATTATTCAAAGATGCTGATAGAATTAAATTGATGCATGAAGCAGATCCACAAGTTATTATAAAAGTGGGCTCTGCAATTAATAATGCAAAACTTGAATTAGATCAAGCAGCTGCAGCAAAGGAATAAAAACCAACGTTGAATTAAGGTTTTTAATAACGCTAGCCGATAGACTTAAAATGTCTATTAAAGATGTATTAAAAATGTCAACGTTGGAAATTAACTTGTGGGCTGGTTATATGCTATATGAGCACCAAGAGTCTAATGCAAAACGGACAATGGGTTCAAGCAATATAAAACCAGGACTGCAAACGAGGAGAAGAAAATAATGGCTGTGAGCACACAAAAATTATTGTTGGAAATACAAATTAAAAACCAACAAGCAATAGCTAACGTTGAAAGAGACGTTAAAAAATTAGAACGTTCTAGTCTAACTTTAGGAAAAGCAATTAAAGCTGCTACTGGCGGTTTTATTGCACTTACAGCCATTAGAATAGGGAAATATATTCTTAATACCGCAAGCCAATTTCAAGATTTACGGGTTGCGTTGTCTGCAGTTACAGGTTCAATTGAAAACGGTAGAAAATCATTTGATTTTATTTTAGATTTTGCTAAAACGTCAATATTTGAAGTTGGTGATTTAACAAATACTTTTATTAAATTAAAAGGTGCTGGTATTGAACCCACTACAGAATTATTAACATTATTTCAAGATGTTGCTTCAGTTACTGCCGACCGATTAGGGACGTTGCAAGCAATTACAGATTTATTTGCAAGAACTACAGCAGGCGGTTTAGGTCTTGAGGAATTAAACAGACTCGGTGACAGAGGTGTTCCTGTATTTAAATTATTAGAAAATACATTAGGATTATCACGATTAGAAATTTCTAGAGTAGGCAGAACAGCGGAAGGTGCTGCT